ATGGACGAAATGCCCCGAAAAAGGGTATCCGCTCTTTCCTCCCACGTCTTCACATCCATGCTCAATGAACATATCTTGTCTTCCTTCTCGAATGCTATCACTTCCATCTTGACAAACCCTTCATCATGTATTAACGATCCACCATAGCGATAAATCTCATCAGATCTCAGTTCAGATGCCTGACATTCCAAATAATCTTCTACGCAAACTGTTGTTGCTCTATTATTTCCAATCCTAACATTCTCATCATTATCAATCCTAACAACATTGTCTTCTCGAACATGAAGGGTATTGTTCTTATCTGTATGAGTGTTAATATTACCCCTTACATCAGTGTTCAGATCACCCATAACTTGAATGTTTCGATCACCCTCAACCAATACATTCTGATCACCCTCAACAGTGACATTCCAATCACCCTTAATCAAGATAGTCTTATCCTTCAAATCAATCTCGAAGGAATCACCGTATATCTTCCTTACCTCATTACCATCGTTATCAATCTCAAAGTAGTTTCCCGCAGGGGTGAAACGATGATATCTGTTCTTACCCGGAGTACTATCCCATTCTTCACCTAATCCCCAACTACCAACACCACAATTCTGTTTACGATAAATGCCTTCCTTCTCACTACCATCATAACCAGTAATCGATACATCATACCCATACGCTTCACTCACAAACTCATTACCGGGATTATCAACCTCAGTACTGCCTACCTCATGATATCCTTCCCATACCATATTATAAGGGTACTGTGCTGCCCAAGGATTATCAGGCTCATGCCAATACTCTCTGTGCATCTCATCAGCAAACACCTTGGCTTTAGGAATAAACCTCTCTCTGTTGATGAACTTGTATGCTGTGAAAGGATGATTGTTTGTTGTAAGGAAGTATTGACAATTCTGATCTTCCTTATCTTCCGGCTTCTCACCATTCTCATCCCTTTCACCATGAGCAAAATATCTCACATACTTTTCATCAAACTCATCATAATACTTCTTACCATACACAGGCTTCTTCGGACATAACCCTTCCTGTATCATTGTCTCTTGAGGTGGAACTAATTGCTCTGGTATCTCAATGGCATGATCACTAGGTGCATTACGTGCTAGTCTGTTGGTATCTTGCTCAAATATGTGATGCCCCATAGGGAACTTCAAATCAGGATCTTGAAAACCACATTTGATTTCATCATCATAGTTGAAGGGAATTGATTCAGGTATTCCACCAAAGGTATGTACAATGACTGGTTGTTGTTTATCAATACCATCCCAATAGAACCCCTGTACCCATGCACCCTTAACATATAACCCTGTAGGACTATCACCTATACCCTGCATACTGGATGATCTGTTATTGTTCATAAGGTATGCCCAAGGCAATCCATCTGTTGGTATACGCTCCTCCTTAGTCTCTTGAGTATGATCACCAAGGATTCGAACCCTTACCCTACCCAATTGAAGAGGATCATTTACATCTTCCACCACTCCAATGAACCATATGAAGCCATCATTACCTAACCTTTGTGTTGATTTTGTATCGAACATTATGTTTTCCTATCTAATATATGCCCTTATACTGTACGAAAAGGGTAAAAAATTATGTACTTGATTTTGTGTATTAAAATGCCCTTCGCCATAGGGGTAAGTATACCGTTTTTGCCACTATTTTTGCCACTGTTTAAGGAGGGTATTATGAGGGGGGAATGAGGGTATAAGGACTGTTGAAGGAATGTCAAGAAAAAAATGCGACATACTAGTGTTTTCGAGTACCCCCACCCCCCATATCCGGGTCTTTAAACATGCCGAAGGTAAAATAAAAAAAATTTTTGAAAAAAAAAAATTATGAAAAAAAAATTTTTAAAAAATGGAGGATATTCCTTCCACAATAAACCACAATACCCAACACAATACTTCTAAACAATACTGCCACCTTTCAAAAAACCCTGTTTTCTTATGTTCTTGTTTTTCCGTCATAAAATGCCCTTCACTGTAGGGGTAAAACACCCTTCTTATACCATCATGCAGCTTACCCTTCCGAAGCAAAGCTGTCTTTCATACATTCCATTATCACTTCATGCACTGTAGGCTTGAACATTCTTCTTACACTGGTAATAAGGTACTTCCCGGTCATACGAGCATCTTCAACACCTTTTTCGAGTTCAGGAGAAGGGAGTTTGATTTTTATCATTTGTCCCGCTTTTCTTCTGAAGTTACCAATTGTATTTATAGTCAATCGAATGTACTTGGCTTGCGGTTTCTGCATTATGCGTTGTCTGAGCCATTCTTCTGGGTGGTCAGTCTTGAGTCCATCATATTGGTATCGATGTGTTGAGCGTACAAGCAAGCGTGTATTCCCCGGATCGTTTGAAAGGGTATAGCTTACGTCTTCTGGTATAAGGGGGTATTGATCAGTATGTGTTGTTTTCTCAAACTCTGAGGTATAGGAAAACTCATCCGTACCTTCTACCCCGAACTCATCAACGGTAAATGGGTATCCTTGTAAATTGTAACTCAAGGATCTAATACCTGAAGGGAAATGATCATCGACTTCTTTTGTTACCATATTGTGGATGATCATACGACTTCCGAATGTACCGTTATCAGCGTTTATCAGAACATCCCCTGTATCCTCATAGGAGTAAGAATGAATGTTGTGATAATTACGAGGATCGTCCTTTGTAACGTTTTCCAATTTTACATAAAGGGTATCTTTTTCATCGTCAATTTCTCCTTCCATAAGAGTAGATATTGATTTGAAGTTATACTTTTCTTTATCTTCATAAAAAACATAGTTTACTGCATTTCTATTATTGGAAGATTGGGATCGACCAGCAAGCCAGTTGAACGCTTGTATAGGTTTCCATCTGGGAATTATTACTGAGTATTCTCCATGAGTGTCTTCAGCATCGAGTTCCTTCATGTCATCACCGGATGCTTCAGAGTTCCCCCCAAAAAGCCCCATAGTATCCGGTAATTTGAATTTGGAGTCAAAGATGTCCTTCACCATGTCTGAGTATTTCATTTGCTTGTAGGAGCGGGAAATACGAGTTCTGACGTTATTTGACCATCCAAGGGAAGCAACCTTAAGGGTATATGTTTGGGCATCCTGATTGAGTAACTTGATACGGGAGGTGATTTTGATCACTTCCATAACACATTTAATTTCCTCCCCATCGACTTTTTGTTGGATCTTGTCTTCAGAGTTGAATGCAAGATGGATGTCGATGATGTTACCTTCAACAATGGGAAGATTGGCAAGCATGTTTTCAGCATCAATGATAGTGATATCACCTGTCATGCAAGGCTGAAAAATTGACTCAAAAAGGTTGATCTCAAGAACTTTGAAACGAATGTCCACATCATGATCTCTGATATAGACTTTCTTGAAATCGTAAGTACCGGGAGCAAAATACCCTTGTTCATTTTTAATAGCCATGTTTTACCTTTTATGATCTTTTTTTAACTCTGGTGAATCCGCTTGTAAGGATTGTATTAAGCTCTTCAAGTACCTGCTCAAGATAATCCGGTTTAAGGAGGAGGATATGACGTTTTTCATCATTCTTCCTGAATTCGTATTCGTAATTGTCAACTTCTACTTTGTAAGGATATTTAGAATCGACAATGATCCCAGAAGGAAGATCGGCAACATCCCCGGTATCAACAGATTCATAATGATGAAGAGCGTGTCTGTTCTCAACACCATATTTCTTGTCGATGTAAGAATTAAGCTCGTATTCTGTCATTGGGAAATCGAAAGTAGGGTCCACAATTTTGTTGATCATAAGAACTATCCAATAGTAATGGGTACTATTGTAAAGTTTATGAGCGATAATTTGGGGAGTATCGTCATCTCTTACAATCCACTTGGTGTATATAGAACCATACTTTCTTACACTTTCAGTGAAGTCAAAACGTTTGAAGAAATTTTTTATTTTTTTCTTAACACCATCTCCCAAAATATCATATTCGACATAAGGAAAACCGTTAAAATAAAATTTTGATTTTTCTCCAAAGGTTTCGTACTTATAATATTCTCTGTTTGCCATTGGAATTAGTCTTCGTTTTCTACTTCATCAATGATTTTATCAACTTCTTCTTCAGCTTGATCTTCAACATCTTCTGCATCCTTATCGAGCATGTTCAACATTTTCTCGAATTCTTCTGAGTGAACTTTTTCCTCATAGGTGATATCGAGAAGGAGTTTTCTTACAGCAGGATCGGTTGCTTGATCAGCCATTTTTTCATAAAGGTTAATAGCCTTTAATTCTTCTTCCATGCCTTTTCTCATGAGTTGCATATCGTTCATTTTGTCGAATGGAACACCATGATCTTCGTTTACTTTTCGTAATTCTCTTGCGATTCTTTTAAATGTTTTCATTAGCCGTTATATCCTTCGTCTATGGTTTCTTTTGTAGGAATGAAAATCTCTGTGAATTCCAAACCAAGCTCCACTGCCATCGGAGCATTTTTTTCGTGCATATTACTTGAATCATTTTGTGGTGTATAGTTCACGTTAACGGATGTGCAGCAGCATTCGTTAATTTTCATAAGGTAATCGTTTCCTTTGATACCTTTACCAGCAAAGAATTCTATAAACCATGTATTCGGATATTCCATGAACATCTTTTCCCCCCGCATAGCAGGAGCAGAAGCCCTTTGGATTTGTCTTATGGTTTTCTGGATAGCATCTGAATCTTCTTTTCTATAAGGAACAAGTAAGAATGTAAAAGAATAGGATTTGAAGGGCATACCTTTGAAAAGCATCTCATTTCTTGGATTTGATGTTACCCTTGTTCCTCCTAATGTGGATCTGGTATTTCTTGAACGTGCCCAAAGAGCTTTAACATCTTCGTTTTTACCACGAATAATTTCAGCACCTTTTTTATCGAGAATTTTGAGAACGTCTTTATATGATTGAGAAGCCAAAATATCATTGGCAACTTCTTTATTATGAAGAGCTTGAAAAGTGGCAATACCAACACCTTCCTGTTGCCAATCTGCCCCCATATTAGAAGAAAGGTTTACCGGAAGTGGCAATATAACAGTAAGCCCACCAGCATCAGTTTTTAACACTGTGTAAGGAGCGTTATCTTTTATATCTCCCACTCTTAAAATATTTTTTGAGTACTTTGGTTTACTCATTAAACCAGCAACGGTTTCCATGCTAATTTTCCTTATAAGTTTTAATGCCATTCGTATAAATATACATATATGGTTTCCGAATGGCTGGTTGTCATATATATTTATACAGAAGGAGAATAGGTTGGCTAGGAAAGTTAACGGAAAAAACAAAACAATAAGCGGGTTTTATGTAGCAAAAAACAAAAGTAAATATGGCGGTAATGCACGAAACATATTTTACAGGTCTTCTTGGGAGAAACATTTCTGTAAATGGTGCGATTTAAACCCCAATGTTATAAGCTGGATCATAGAACCGATGTTCATTAACTATTATGATGAAGGATTGAAGAAAGCTAGAAAGTATTATCCAGATTTTTGGGTAGAAATGACTGGTGGTGTTCAATATCTAATTGAAATAAAGCCTAAATATGAGACTGAACCACCAAAGATGAAGCCAACTACCGAAAAGGGGATTATTGCGGAACAGACATATGTAACAAATATGTCGAAATGGAAAGCAGCCAAAGAATATTGTAAAAAGAAAAAGTGGGGATTCAAGATTGTAACTGAAGATACCCTTACTGATATGGGAATTAAGCTGATTCATCCATTGAAACGACCAAAAGCCCCCGGTGTAACCAAGAAAAACACAAAATATGCGAATCATACCTCAAAAAAGCGTATTGATTGTCGAAATAAACGAAAATAAAGAGATATATAATGTCAATTAAGCCAAGAAAAACGATTGAGCCTGTTTCCATACAGCAGAAAGTACAGCAATTAGGTATAAACTGGTCTGATGATCCTCAAGAGAACCTGAAACAGCTTAAAAAACTCCAAAAAGAGCTTGAAAGAAGGATTTCCAACAAGGAAATTCAGGATATTTGGGGTACTGATAAGAAATTCAGGGAGCAAGACATACGTGATGCTCGTGCATGGTTCATGGATGAGGTAAAACGTTTGATGGCTAACCCTTGGGAAGTCCAACATCGCAAGATGAGTAAGTATACAAGAGGACAAAGAGCGATATCAATGCCTGAAGCAGTAGATATTGGAAAGATGTTCTTCTATACTTATGATCCAAAAACCAAAGAAGATCTTCCTTATTATGATATTTTCCCCCTTATTTTGATGGTGAAGCCTCTTGATGATGGCTGGCATGGGTTAAACCTTCATTATTTGCCTCCAAAACAACGACAAATCCTTATTTCACGTCTTTTGGAGAATCTTTCTGATGTAAGGATAGATAATAACACCAGATTGAAAATAAATTATCAACTTCTGAAGAGCGCAAGTAAATACAGGCTGTATAAACCATGTTTTAAGCGTTATTTGGTATCACATGTACGGTCTTCTATGCGTCCAATACCAATGAGACATTGGGCAAAGGCAATTTTGTTGCCAGTAGCAAGATTTAAGAAGCAAACAGAGAAGAAAGTGTGGGCAGAATCACTAAGAATAGCAAGAGAGGCTTAAAAATATGGGTATTTTCGATATAAAAACAATAACAGGACATGTGGAGAAGAACCCGCCTCTTCATCCAAACAGATATGAGGTGGTTATTACTGGTCCCATTGCAATCAATCGTCATATGATGTTTAACTGCAATCAAGCTGGAATACCGGGACATAATATTGGATCTTTCGAACATTCCTTGATCGGACCAAAAAGAAAAATTCCAAATGAAGAGTTATTTGATGATTTATCACTCTCATTTTATAACGGTCATCATTTATATGAGATAGAAGCTATATATAAGTGGATGAATCTCATTGCTGGAAAGGAAACTTACAGGATGGCTTATTATAATGATATTGTTGCTGATATAAATATCGTTATATACGACTTAAGAGAGAATAAAGTTGGAGAAGTGAAGTTTGCAGAAGCCTACCCAATTGGTATGAGCGAAGTTGAATTTGGATATGCTACTGAAAGTCCTTCCATGTTGAACGTAAATTTCACTTATCACAGCTATACATTCACTCGAAGTCATGGGGAAGCAGAATAACATAATACAAAAAGGAGAAATACACTATTATGGCATTACCAAAATTGACAATCCCAACTTATACATTGACAATACCTTCATCAAAACAGAAAGTTAAATTTCGTCCCTTTCTTTCAAAAGAAGAGAAGGTTATGATGTTGGTGAAGCAGTCTGAAAATCCTGATGAGATTTTAGAAGCAGTAAAAAATATCGTTGATGTTTGTACATTTCAAAAACTTGAAATTCCTTCTCTTGCTTTATTTGATATTGAGTACATTTTCCTTCAAATAAGAGCAAAATCTGTTGGTGAAGTAATCGAGATTGATATGAAATGCAACAATCTTGTTGATAAACTCACTACTGATAATGGAGTTGATTTCGAGAATGGAAAGAAAGAATGTGGTGGAATTATTCCTTTCTCTCTCAATATCAATGATATAAAAGTGGAATTTCCAGCAGATCATACAAAAATTATCAAGCTGGAGAAAGATATCGGTATCACTCTTCGTTATCCTTCAGTTATTGATATTGAAATGTTGGAAACACACAGAGATGATGATGTTGAAATTATCAAAAATCTTATTCAGAATATATTTGATAAAGACACTGTTCATGAAATCACCGATATTAAGGAAGAAGATCTTGATGAATTCATGGCAACAATCAACACAAAGCAATTGGAGAAGATCAGAAAAGAATTCTTCTATACTATGCCTTCCGTAAAGCATGTTGTGAAATACAAATGCCCTAGTTGCGGATATGAAGGGACTTATACCTTTAATGGAATAAACGATTTTTTCTAGTAGGGTTAAGTCATGATAATGCCTTCAGCATATACGAAACAAATTTTGTTTTGATGAATGATTTTAATTTCCCGCTCACTGATTTGGAAAATATGATTCCTTATGAGCGGGAAATTTACATTGCGTTATTGCAGAAGAGCCAAGCAAAGAAAGCACAAGCCATGAAAAACAAAAATAGAATGTGACATGGCTTAACCCATTAAAAAAGAGAAAGATATGAGTAAATCACCACGTCAAAGAGGACCAAATACAACATCTTCCATCCCAGAGGAATCCGGTGGTGTAAACAGAACTGATTTTAAAGAAGCTCTTATGAGAATGAAAGAGGCTAATGCGAAATCAGATGTTATCAGCCGTGATATTGAGAAAACCGGGAAAGATATGGCGGAACTTGCCAAAGCATTTCGTGCTTATTTGTCAACTTATAAAAAGGAGATGGCAAAGAAGGATGAAAATGGTGAACCTGCTCAACCAAAAGGTAACAAAATTTGTAAAATTTACGGTTGTATTTACAAAGGAACCTATGATGGTATAATTGATGGGCTTAAACAAATTGAAGACGATAAAGCAAAAGCAAAGATTGAAAAAGATCGTGTTGATGCACAGAAAGAATTTGTTAAAGCAACAGCAAAGAACATTGTAGCATTCCCAAACAGATTCCGTAAAGGTCTTATTAATCTTTTTGCTTTTGAACGTTCTGAAATCCTTCAAACATATAGAGCTATTCGCCATAGTGTTGCCGTAGATGAGAAGGGAAATGTTGATTATGCTCAGAAAGCATTTCGTTTGATGCTCGAAGACAGGAGCAGAAAGAATAGGGATATTTCTCCGCAAACTATTGGGCTTAAACAGCTTGAAAGACTTGATCAGATAGCTGAAGCTCTTGGTGTTCAGGATGTAAATGCCGATTCATCACGCAAAAAAAGAAAAGATTCCGAAACCCAGATTGAATTACTTCGTGATATCAAAAAGGGTGTTGGTGCTCAAAGAAGGTCATTCTTACAGATACAGGGTTTGACATGGAAAAGAACCATGACACAATCTGAATATCAGATGACTGTTTTGAAAGAAATTCGTAATGCTCTTACCAGTCAGACAACTAGCTGGTGGCGACCTTTTTGGAGGGGTAGTGAAGGGCAAACCAGAATTCTGAAAAATATTGAAAAAGCTGTTTCTCCAAGAGAGCAACAGAAGTCTCTTCTTGGAAAGATGTGGTATAATTTTACCAAAGTTCCAATTGGTGATTTTTTTAAATGGCAAAAGAAATTCGAGAAGACCGATTCTGAAAAATCTCTTGAGATGCTTGAGCACATTTATGATGAAGCAATTTATAATTCAGATTGGAATGAGAATATTTACAAGCTCCTCAAGAATGATCATATAAGAGTAGCACCAGCTAAAGCCGGATATTCAAATTTCGAAAGAAATAATATTCGTGGTCTTAAGGAAATTGAAAGAGCAAATATTAATGAGATTACAGCTATTGAAAGACTGCAAGGATCTCTTTGTGATTGTATTTCAAGAATTGGTGTTGCTGACGATTACCATAAGAAAAAAGCTGTTGGTTTTGGTATTGGATCTGAAGAACGTGAAAGAGAGAATATGTCAAATGTTATCTCAATCCGTGATTCTGCAAGAGGTATATATGATATAATGGTGAAACAAGCCAATGGTCCTTCCATGCGTATTGGTGGTCCCGGTGGTAAAGATGGCGATTCTTTTGTTGATAAAGCCAAGGATGCAGTTGATGTTATATCAACACTCCGTGGTGATAAAAAGAAAGGGCAAGTAATAAGCCTTTCTGACGCTACAATGAAACGTTTTGAAAAGATGTTTGATAGCATCGATGATGATGGTGTTCTTGATTATCTTGGAAAGAAACGTAGAAAAGGTGGAAAAGGAAGACCGGGAAGGTTGCCTGATGTGGATCTCCCAGATGGTAAAAAGGGTGGTGTTCTCCAAAAAGGAAAAGACATCCTTAAGAAAAGTGGTGAATTAGCCAAAAAAGGGGCTGGAAAGGGTGCTGGCTTGCTTACAGCATTAGGAGGTACACTTACAGGGGGTATGGGTCTTGGAGGGCTTCTAGGGGCATCTGGAGGCACTATAGCGGGTGCTGGTGCTGGTGCTATGGCTGGTGCTGCTGGATTAGTCGGTGCTGCTGGTGCTGCTGGTTATGGTGTTGGTACATTGGCTAATAAAGGTATTGATGCTCTTGTTCAGAAACAGACCGGGGGAAAAACAAAAACCCTTGGTGAGGCTGTTTGGAATTTCTTTCATAAAGAAGAGCTTGAAAAGCAAAAAGCTATGGAAGAG